TTGTACTCATTAGACACACCACGATAGCGTGTTGCTAATGAAGTTCCACTAAAGAGAGATATAGCAGTTTTAAAAATCTGCGTATAGCCTTCTCTATCGTAAAACTCGTCTTTCCATCCTTCTGGATCAGTTGAACCTTCAGCAAAAGCTGAACCAACTACCTGACCTTTTGAGTCAGCGTCAATGCGAAGTTTAGAAGCAGAAGCTTCAGTAATTTCACCACTAACAGATGAAGTTGGTTTATAAACAACCTTTATGAATGTACCAGTAATCCTAGCATACGCAGAATTTGTTGTCAAATCTGGGTCTGCTGATATTTTCCAATATCCAATAGCTGGGACATCACTTCCGTCACTGCCATCAGCATCATATTCACATTCAATCGCTACCATCTGACCGTTAAGTAAGAAGTTAGGTTGAGTTGCTGTAGTTACAACACGACCATATTTATCATAAAGACAATCTACCTGCAAATTCGTTATATTGAAGTTAGCATCACTGCCACCATGAGCAGAAGTTACTGCTGCTGTTTGTACTTCAAAATTACGACGTTGCCACTGATGACGCTGCTCTAAAAATTTAAAAACAGGATCGTCAGTTGGTTTTTTTGCAACTTTAGACAAATATGTGAAAAATGGAGACTGTTTAGGAGCGAGTTCAGCAACTCTCTCACCAAAGTTAAACATTCGTCTTGAATGGTCAACTGATGAGCTATTCATGCCAGCACCACTATTGATGCTATATACATTTGCCATAATTTACTCCAAATAGTTTCCGTTTAATTAATTAAAAGGGTTTTGTTTATTATAGTCAGCTATCATACTGTCTACAATAGTATCTTCTATATTACCCTCTGTTTGTCTATTTTGAGAAGGCATGACTCCCATAGACGCTGGAACTTGTTGTGCCCTTTTTACCTGTTGAAACTCTCCAGATGGAGTAGCTGCTTGAGGTGCAGGGGAACTTAATCCTTTGTCTGCGGCATATAATCTCCAAAGATTATCAAGACTGATCGAACCAGGATCAGACATAACTTTAACAAAATCTTCTGCTGTTTGTGAATCAACTTTAAATTTATCCATAACCTGCGTTCTAACTTCATTTAGTTCACTTGCCTGCTGCTGTTCATACTGTGCACGTTGTATATCTGCTTGACGTTGTTGTTGCATTTGGTCTCTTTCGTCTTGCAACATTGCCATTTGATAATCAAATTGCATAGTTTTGTAATCATCCATCTCATCACGCCAAGTTTGCTCATCACGAACAAATTTAGCACTCTCAGATTGAGGATCAGACATTGCTTCATCCATATTAAAATTATACGGTCTTTGCGGCTTCTCTGGGGGATCAGGAAACTCAGGTTCAGGTTCAACTTGTGCCTCTTGCTGCTGCTGAGGTGCCTGTTGCGTAGCCAATGTATTAAATTGTGCTTGTAACTGGTCACGCTCATTTTTTAGCTTATCTGCTTGAGACTGCCAATATTGATATCTTACTTGTTCGTTGTCCTCGGGTTGTATTTCTCTTGAAGGTTCTTGTTCAAGTGCTCCTTGATCCTGTTGAGCAGCTAAATCTGGTTCAACTGGAACTTCTGGCTTTGAAAAGGCTTCTGAAAGACTTCCTTCTTCACCACCGAATATGACATCATCAACTAGAGAGCCCTCATCTTGAACTTCCACTGAACGTGGTTCTTCAACTACAGGGGTATCTGCTGTTTGTACTTCAGTCATAATTTCTCCTATTTTTTAGATTGCTTCTTCTTAGGGCGAGAAGAAGGTGAATCTGTTTTTGAAGTAGCATCAGCTACTCCTTTTTTTACTGACCCTAAAGCGTCATCTAGGCGTTTCTCAAAAAGAGTGCCAGACATTTTTGCCCGATTTGTAGTTGCCTTTAAATCAGACTTCGTTTTTTCGATTTCGGCTTTCATCTTGGCGTGATATACTTCACGCTCTCTCGTCTGCAAGTCTCCTTGCATTTGTTCGATAGTTTCAGTTGCTTGCTGTATTTGCGATTGCAACTGTTGTATCAAATCTGTTCTTTGTAGTACGCCTTCCATATCGAATACTTCTGTTTTCTTCAATACTTCTTGTTTATCAATAATGCCTTTTTCATAAGCATCCATATACATTTCAAGCTGTGCCATTCTATTAGTTGGCATAGTTGAGCCTGTAACGACTACAACATCATATTTACCTATAGTAATATCATTTAAAATTTTTATTGCACCAGTTTTATCGTCGAATAATCTCTTATTAACAGTATATTCATTTATACTATTATTTGGCTGTATAAGTCTAACGACCTTCTGGGTAGTATACAACTGCTGCATTATTGGAATAGCTATTTGGCCAAGTCTATTAAGACCAGCTTCAATATCAGCTAGTTTGCTTTTCATTTTACGCTGACCAAACTCATCTAAACTAACTGTTGCTTTATATGTATGAGGAGCTACAGCAGAATTACCCATTGTCATTTCGTAAAGGCCTAGCTGATGATCAATATCGTTTTTAGCAGTATTTTCATTAGAGTATAATTCGTTCGGCAAGGGAGTTGGCTGAACTGGTGTTGGCTGCCCCTGATCAAAATCAACCTCGATGGCTACTCCAGGCTGGGCCCATTTCTGCTCAAACTCCCTCATATCTACCGAACCTGATGGTATTAAAATCTTTGTATTGGTACTAGTAGTAGCGTGGGCGATAATAAGACTTCTTGTTTTATTGATGTATTCCTGCATACCCTTTACCATGCGAACATCACTCATTGGATAGGGGGTTCGGGTATGTTGGTTCATAAAGAACACTATTGGATACTTATCAACTGGTAAAACACGAGAATATAAATGCTTATCGCCCATAATCACGCATTGTTTAATTCTTTTAGTTGGAACTACAACTACATCAACTTGCCCCATTTCAACTAATTCTTTAAATGTAATTTGCTGTACTTCAGGCTCTTTTGGCATATCTAATCTGCCTTGAGCTGTTGCTTCTTGAACTTTTTCTTGATATAGAGCTTGTAGTTGCTGTATAGCTCTTTCTGCTTGCTCTTTTTCAGCAATTACTTGACCTTGAATAATCCAAGCTGGCTGCTGTAAATATTCAGTGTATTCTTCTTCGTTAAGTAAATCTTCATCTCCAGTCATTGTTTCGAATATTCTATAATGATCAACCATTATTGGATAATATCTTTCATATCCTCTTATATACTCATTACTTTTACCAAAATTAGCTATTGTCTGAGTATCAGTTGTTTCAGGCCAAGTTGTTTCACCATCATCTTCACGAGAAGTGCTAGGCCTATCTGTTAAATGAGTTTCAGTTGAAGCATTTTTAATTGCTTTTTCATACATAGGATACAAAGAAGCTGCTTGTTCTTTTGTATAGAGTCTTGATATGATAACATTTTCTGCATCATCAGCAAAAGGATGTCTTGAATTGGGGTCAATATAAACATCAAGGGGGTCTACATCGTGAATACAGACCTCTCCTTTACCCATATCCATCATTGGGTCTATGTAAACAAGTGCACACCCGAGGCCAGTTACATAATAATCATCAACAATTCTTCTCATTACAGCATTACCTTCAGAGATTTGCCATATATATTCAAGTAAGCCATTCATAGCTTGGGCTACTTGATTGTCACTATCTTCTCTAGGGGATACTCTAAATTGAGGTTTATTTGCAGTTATAAGTGCTTTTGCTGCTTCTACTGCTGGATGAATACGGTTTACTACTAAAGCAGCTTGACCTCTTTCTTCCAATATTCTTTTTTGGTCAGAAGTCCATTGCTTGCCTAATCTAAATTCTTTATCTTCTTGAGCATGGTTTGCCCAAGTTTCACGCTTTTTTGAATAGGTTTTAAATATTTGTTGAGTCTCATCAACAAGTTTTTTGCCAGTTTTCTGATTTTTTGAAGAGTAAGCCATCATTAAAAATTAATACTTACATAGTTAACCAGTCAAGTATTTTATTGCTTTTTATTTCAAGTACTTCTTTAGGGTCAAATTGGTCTTTTTTTATCCTACATGGCCTTGATCCTTCAAGCGCAGTCCATATAGCATCCATAATATCATCATTCTTACCTCTTGGATAAGATAGGAACTCTTGCTGTGCTGTAAGGTCTTGAGTCCTAAAGAAGAACTCCCCTTTAGCAAAGGGAGGTACTAATGATAACAATCTTTCACTCTTTCTGTTCCGTGGTTTTACACCTTTTTCTAGTCCAGGTATATATAAGTTCTTTTCAAGCATTAAAGCTCTTGTAGAACTACGAAGAGCTTCTTGATATGCCACTGTTTCTATTTTCATCCTTTTAGGACGGAATTTTTCATATATCTCAATAATTTTTTTAGGTTGTAACGCTGGATCAAGCCTTTCTCTAAAAATGTCGACAATGTACTTATTATTATCAGCATCGATAGCAATGGTAGCAATAACAAAATAGTCAGCACGGGCACTAAGACTAGATGCAGGGTCAACCCCAGTATAGAGCTCGACTGGTATAATTCTCTTTTCATCCGCAATACTCCTAGACAAACAAGGTTGGTTATTAATTCTTTCAAAATCATAATGATGTAACTTTATATAATCTGGTTTAAATGGGGCATCATCAGGAGACTGAGCAATGTTCATATACTCCTGATAGAAACCGTTTATATTTCCAACACTTTCAAATTCACTTTTTATTTGAAGTATTCTATCTTTTGGAAAGCGTTCTGGCCAAATACTTTTTTCTTCATCATTCCATATGCTGTACCATAAAGTCTGCCAAGCGGGGCTATCCTTAGCCCAATATAAAAAACAATCTTCAGAAATAACAGTACCAATCATAATTATCCTACCATCATCAGATAAGGATGGAATAACAGCTTCTGTCATCCATTTGCGATTTTTTGTCCTACCTTCTGGAGTAAAAGCATTTAACTCAGATTCAAAGTCATCAACAATAATAACATTAGGTCTTGTATCGCCTTCAATAAAACCACGAACTCTCTGTCCTGTACCAACTGCAATAATACGAGTACCATTTTTTAAGACTACATCTGTACCCGTCCATCTTTTAGCAGTAGTCGAACTAAAATCTCCATAAATAGCTCTAAAGTTCTCACTATGTTCTAAATGGTATTTAATACGAGATAAAAAGTTTATTGACTGAGCCTGAGACTCAGATACAATAACCATAAATAAATCATCATTAGGCCCTTTGTGTGCTATTTTATATAAAGGAAATATAAGAGAACATACTGTACTTTTTGCTGTACCACGAGGGGCTGCTATAAGAACACGCTTTGTATCATCGTCTTTTAATGATTTATAGATATCTCTATGAAAAGGTGGAGTCTCTTTTGCCAAGGCTGTTGGAAAGCAATACTTACCAAACCACCCCATATCTTTTCTAAAGCCAGCTTTTTCTTTTTCTAAAGCATAAGTTGCTTCATAATCATTTTCTTTTTGAATACTTTGGAGCTGTTCTTTGGCTAGAAGATTTTCCATTATTTTTCTTTCTCTTCTGTGATTTGCTCTGTTGTTTTGCTTTCTGCCTGTTGTAACCCATCTGTTACCTCCGTTTGTGTTGCTTTAAATAGTTTTTTCTTTTCTTGAATGTCTGCAAGAGTTGTCTCTACAGTAGATGCTTCAATTTGTTGCGTTACTGTCATCTTGCCTTTATTCTTCATATCGTTCATATCCATTAGTTTATCTAATACTGTCATAGCTACTTTAGGGTCACCGTCTTTTCCCATCTGTTCTCCATCCCAGTCCATAACTTTATCTAGTACAGCAGCTAGTGCTTTAGCTGTATCCATTTTACCAATAGGATATTTTTCAATAATCTTATCTAATTCATCTTTTACCATATTACGAAAACCTTTTGTTTTAGTTATTTTAGTTATTTCATATTTCTTACTATAAGGGAGGGCACCAAAAGCTAAGTGTATAGCTCTTTTCTTTGTCATTTTAGGCTGAGCTAGTAAGTATGCTAATTTTTTATATTCGTCTCTATTAATTAAATACTTACCACGATTATTCTTACCGCTAATAGTGTAATTATTGACTCTACCTTGTGAATTTACTTTGCTTTTGGTAGAATTGATAAATGACGGGCCCCAAGGGTATTTAATGTTTAAATATCCATTTTTAGTTTCTAAGCGTTTTAGACATATGGCCACTTCTCCATCAGTGGAGATGCCATACTCTCCCTCAGAAACTTCAAAAGGGTGTTTATACGACAAACCCAGTTCATCCGCTTCTTCTCGTGAATAAACTGGGTATTCTTTTCCAGATACTACTTCGTATCTCACAGATAAAGTTATTTGCCTCTTTGAGAGTACGTACCACGTACAACCTTAGGGGCTTCAACCTTTACTTTCTTTGCAACTTTAGCTGCGACCTTTTTAGTCGCTTTTTTTGCTTTAGCCATTATTGACTCCTTATCTTAGATATTTGTTATAAACTTCTACAAAATGCTCAGGATCACCTGCACCTAGTTCTGTATTGTAGTATTTTTTCCAATAATCAGCTAAACCTTCTACGGTATTAGGCATCCTTTTTGGAACTCTCCAATACTTTAATCTACAATGCACAATTCCTGCAGCGATATTCTTTTCAAGTATTTCTTCCCACTTCTTTTCATCAAAATCTTGCCAATGTTTAATATCTACTAAACTAGCTTCTGCACATTTAGCCATTAATTTTGTACGATGCTTTAAATAATGGGCAAGATTGTCTACAGCAGTAGCTGCTTCTACCTGGAAAAACGAACGAGCTGGCCCATCTCCCATTTGACGTATGTACTCATAACGGCTTTCGACAATACCAGTTGCAAGAACTAGATTAACTGCGTCTTCTGAAGCATACTTATCTCCCATTTTAGAGCAAACATCTGTAATAAGATTCTTCATTTGTTTTAAACTAACCATTTTCTTTTTCCTTTTGTTTATCAGCTTCTTTTAAAGCACATGCTGCACAATAATATGCACCATCTTGTTTTACAGTGGCTGGCTTGTCACAATCTATACAATGATTTGGGTGGGGCATTAATTAGCCTTTCCGTTAATTCTACCTTTAAGATATGCTAAGTCATCAGTAACATCATTTAATTCTCTAACGATATCTTCTCTATGACGTTGGCTTAAATCGTCTGATTTATTCCAACGATCTAACATTTTTAAAATAATTGACTCACAGTTTTCAATCGTACCTTCGATTCTTCCAATATCAATCCTTATCTGGTCTAAATCTTCATTTTGTGTTTTTTGGCTTTTGATTAGATTCATAATCATCATTACGAATAGCGATACTATGATTCCAATCGCACCGTATTCCATATATACGTCCATCATATTTTGTTACCTTTTTATTTATACTGTTATTTGTAGCCCATTGCCCTGTAGAAAAAAATTGAGGAACTGATTTAAAGCTGTGTATTTGTTGAATCTGAGTTATTTTTTTCATTATATTGAGTAACAATATGATTATAAAGTTGTTCTCTTCTTCTTTGAGCCATAAAACCCGTTATTTCTTCCATATTTTTGTAAATCTTTTGATAATCCAAAGAATCATCGCTTTTAATATAGTCATTAATGTTTAAACTAGACAATATATTTCCTACTTTCCGTATAATCCTTCTCTAAAAGCTTGTAATAAAGGATTGGCTCCTTGATTCATTTTTTTAGACAACTCTTTAACATACGGTAAAACACCGTGACCATGCCATACGTCAGTCTTAGGTATTTCAAAAGCTTTGTTTGCATAAGAGCCAGTACCTTGTCTATGACCATAATGCTTACTCATTAAATCTCTATAATACCACCATTTTTCTAAAGGAGTTCTTGGTTTTACTTTGCCTTCAAGCATTTTCTTGGCTTTTAGTATAATATCCACACCATTATCATCATAGCCCCTCTTCGATTTTCTTAAATTTGATACAAGTTGATGTTTAAAAGTTCCTTTTTTAAAAGGGTTTACTGAACCCATTGGGCCTGTTTCGCTATCTATCTTGGCTATATCACTCGGTTTTAAAAGTTTTAATTTTTTTACTGTAGAAGGAGATGTTAAAAAATAATTAGCTGCTATTTGGTCTCTTTTCATAGCAGAAGTAGCATTAGCCATACCAGTTTGCATCCTGGCTTCACTAAGTATTTTACCACTTCTGCGTAGGAATTGCTTCCTAGTCATTTGGGGATTAGTTACTATTGGAGCTACAGACTTAAAAGGAATTTGTCTGGTTAGGTTCCTTGCTTTACTCCATTTTGAAGCAGCCATTGCTGCTGACATTAAACTTTTTGCTACTTTTGCTAGTCCTATCATTTACCTTGACCTTTGTATCTCTTGATATAGCGTGACTTAGAGCTTTTATGACTGTGTTTAGTGAGACTAGAGTTACCTTGTCTGGTCTTTTTTCCTCTTTTACGAGGCTTGTAGTCTACTAATTTTAATCTCATCTTCGTCCAAAAGCTTATCTAAAGAGAAAACGCTTTCTTTTTGACTATAATTTATATAATAATATATACAAGATGCAATAATCAAGTTTTACTTCACAGCTCTTTTGTTAAGTGTTACTATATAAAGACATGGGGGTTTCAGTGATTTTTTTTAAAAAAATATTTTAGATCAAAGTCTATTATCCTAGTACCCTATTTCTCAAAAATTTTATTTAGATTGGGATTACGTGATATACAGATTGGGACACCCCGTCTAATTTCACTGCGTGGGGTGCCTCGCAGGTTGAATTTAGCCGTGGCTTACCCAATGGCTCTGCCTCCTCTCGCTCTGCTCGCTGTTAGATTAACTGATAGCTATGAGCAATAACCCTTATAAGGAGGACATATGTCTACAAATACACAAACGGTTACTAATACCGATAATACCCCAGTTAATCCTGAGCACGTGCTTGTAATCACCAATAAACCTAAGAGAGAGGTAGTATCTACCAACACTAGGACTGGTGTGGACACCTATGCTAATGTGGAAGATGAGAATGGGAAGACGGTTTATGGTGACGCTTTCATTGTTGTCACCACTGACCCTGGCTTTAAACATCCACCTGTTATCAAGATGGATAATGTTAAGGAAATCTTTGCTGAGAAAGTCAACAATGAAGAGCCTTTCAAGTACGCTGGGAGTGAGAAAGGAAGTGACGAGGCTCTTTGCTATGAGCTCAGAGGTGAAGTAACGCCTTTCCCACCAAGAGAAGTCACGGATAAGATGACTGGAGAGGTTGTCAAAGAGCCTAAGAAGTTCTGTGGTAATTACTATCCAGTATACCCTAGACCTGCTATCAAGCCTACTACAGTTAGCTTGGTGTAGTCACTTCTTAGGAGTGCGGAGTTCAGAACTGAGGGATATCTTAGGATGTCCCTTGGTTCTAATGGATAAGTAAATAAGTGCGCTATAATAGTATGTAGACATTAGTGCACATAATAGGTAATTTAAGGAGACAATTAAATATGCAAATAAATGGAAGAAATGTAGTACTTGAGGATAAATCACATTCTCATAAAGAATGGTTATACAACTGGATTGGTAGTATTCAACGTATGTTTCACGTAGGACAAAGACCAATTAGTATTAATGAAGTAGTAGATTGTTTAATCAGAAACGATAAGAAATTAACTGGTGTTCCAAAGGAATGGATGACTAAGAAAGTAACAATAGCACTTCAAACAATGGTAAGAAAGAAGAAGAACTATTGGTCTTTAATATGGGACAATCCAGACACAAAGATTGCAGACTTTGTACCAAACCCCAACCCAAATAGAAGTACTAAGAAGAGTAATTATAAATCACCTTCTAATCTTCTACCAATGTCCTGGGCAAGAAAGGCAGGACTCAAGAGATAATTAAATCATTTGTAGGGTATCACATTTTAATGTCATACCTCAATCACTTACCTCGGATTGATGTGATGCCCTACATTAACCCTTTAATAGGAGAACATAGCTATGAGAAAGCTAAAAGAAAGAGTTTTCAGGTTACTCAGAACAAAACCTGATACAAGAAAGAGTTATTCTCTTTTAATGGTAATGATCTGGGAGGGAGAATTAAATGCAAAATATAATCTCCCTTTAACTCAATTAGGATACGTACTAGGTAGTAAACATTATAAATTATCAAGTGCTGGAAGTATCACTAGATGTGCACGTGAAATATTTAAAGATAACCCTGAATTAGTAGATGAAGAAACAATGAAGAAGAGAAGGAAACGAGAAGAAGAAATGAGGCAGTTGTATTCTAAGATAGGGATTAATTATAACCAAGTTAACATAGGAGACAAATAATAATGTTAGCACCACACGACCAAATAGCAGTCAACACTTTATTTATTTTATTATTAATTACAGGTTTTGGATATTGGATACTAGTAAAATACTATTCAATGGCTGAAAGAATCGAAAACTTGGAAGAGGAGCTGGATAATAAATATCCAGTAATTCAATCAACTATAAACAATGAAGTAAAACGAGACATTGAAATGTTAATAACAGACCTTATAAAGCATGAGGATAGGTTGTTAACACTTGATAACAAGTATAAGATAGACAACGAATGGAATGTGGCAAAGTTTGAAGAAATAGTTGATATTCTTGAAAATAGTAAGCAGTTTTTAACAGAACCTACAATGGCTCAAGCAAGTGAAATAGAGGCTGATGCATGAGTGATGTAGATGATTGTACTGATGAAGTGATCTGTCAACAATGTCAATACTGGGAAGATAGAGCTGACATTAATACAGAAAACGAAATCAAAATGAAAGTTAAAAGAGTTGAGGAAGATAAAATAATAGCAATACCTAAATTACATACTAACAATAAACCTATCAGTGGAACACATAAAGCTGATAGAAGTTGGGATGTGGGAAGAAAACAAGGTATAATAAAGGCTATCATTAGAAAAAGTCGTGGTTGGCTAAATCTTCCTCAATAAATTAAGAGTGAGTAGTGTCTGATTTAGGTACGACTGGGGAGTTTGTCCTAATGAACACTACTTGCTCTTTTAAATATGGGCTTGAGCAGAAACGATTTATTTAATAGTTATAGGTTAATCGAAACAAAAAACAGCTTGAGCCCTAAAAATTGACATAGGGGATAGTCACTGATAAGCGCACCGTTAAATAATGCAGAGTTTTAGAAACTCTCACACTATCCCCTGTCTCCTCATAACAATTAAAAAAAGAAAGACAAAATAATGTTAGATACCACAATATTGCAGAGTAAAACAGCTGGAAAATTAATAGAAATATTAAAAGAAGCTGGCACAATTACAAGAAATCAATCATCAAAAGAGCGTGAGATCAATAGAAAGATTGCAATGGCAGTAAAAGATCATAGAATAGCTAGTAAAAAGATTAAAAAGATGAGACCACAATCTCATACTTTAATGCCAAGCACTTTTGAAGGTTCATATAAGGTGAATTTATAATGATTAATATTATTTTCACTATCTTACTAGTAGCATTAAGTGTATCGTTATTTGTTGTTTATCTTTATTTAAAAAAGACTGAACAGCAAGTAACAAAGTTAAGAGGTCAACTATATTATTGGTCAAGACAGATACCAATAGGTTCTAAAAAAGGACGACCTAATAAACAAACATCTGTCAAATAACCCCTCAACGATCGGAGGAGATCATGGCAGCAAATACAGCACCAACTGTATCCGTCATATCATACCACAATGGTAGCCAAGTCAGAGACATGCAGGGTGAAAAGCCCAGCGACCTTGCTCAAGCAATGGATTTGTCTTTAGACGGAGTAGCCATTTACGTAGACGATGTTGAAGCGAAAGCTTCTACGCCTTTACGTCAAGGACAATTTGTTTCTTTTCAGAAGAACAAAGTGTCTTCAGGTGTAAGCTAATTACGTCTGCGTGAAAAAGTCGTAAGTCCTGTAGCTATCGTAACAGAATTTCTGTTAACATTAATATAGCTACAGGCATTCTTTAACTAAATCAATTAAATCAAATAATAACAGGAGTTATAATGCAATATTTTAAAAGTATTATGCCGCCAAAATTAGGAGATATAGTAGACTGTAAGAATATTCCTATTAATACAGAAGCTGTAGCCTATGAAAATAGAATTAAAAAGATATTTATAAAAATCTTTGGTGGAGGCGTAATTGAAGAAGAAGCATATTGGAAATTATTATGGAACATGGTAAATGATCCATATAAATTATACGGTATCGTAGCAATAGATGGTTTTGCAAACGATATGAGTGCAAATCATGATTATGGATTGTATCTAAATTTTGGAAGACCAAGATTAAGAGCTAGAAAATATCATAATTTAAAAAGAATATATTGTTATCTGCAAAAATCAGGTGACATACATTTCTTTAATTCAAGAGTAGAAACAGGAGACGAACCCCATTTTATGTTAAATATTGATGGTGTTTACAATGCCTGGCCAGCAGATCACCCACATATATCATCTGGTGTACCTTGTTTAGGTGCATATCAAAATGACTTAGGTAAGTGGAAACATGAAAGCAATCCTATAATGTTTTTAAAGACAATTAATCAGTTTTTAAATACCTGGAATGCAAGATCAGCATATCATAATATTAATCATACAGAAACAATATATACTCTCACAAAAGATAAAGTTAAACCTAGGATTTATAGTAGAGGTACTTATTTAATGTTTAATTCAAGTACTAGAGGATATGTTGATAATTATTATCGCTATGTAAGAAAACATATATTTGATATAAAATCAGAAGACAGACAATCTGAATTATCAGTATTAAATGAAACTAAAAAGATACTACTTAGAGTAAAAGAAAGCTTATTAGAAGACAATAGTAGTTTAAAAGGTTCAAAAAATATTGATTACATAAATAACTTTATTGATGTTACGGGAGTAGCTATTACTAATCCTACTGGAGATATTAACTGGCAGATGATAAATCATGGATATCAGAGAAGAAATATAATTAATTCTGATAGATATATTAATATTGAAAAAGGACATTCACGCTTTCCCCAGGTACCAGCATCAAAAAGTACATTTGGTATATTAAATACTCATAAACGCTATCTTATTCTAGAAAGACTATTAACTTCTTTAGCTAGAGTAATAAGAATGTGTTTAAGAGCATCGGTAAATGATCAACAATTACCAGAAATAATGAAAAAGTACGAAAGTATTACTATACAAAAATATGTAGAAAATATAGTACCAATTATTATTGAAAAGAATCAAGTTTATGCAGATTTAACTGTAAAACATTCTTTAAACTCTCGTTTAAGCGATACTTCTAACCTAACAGGTGAAGAACTTAAAAAAACAAGAGCTTCTTTAGTAAGAAAGTACAAACGTGCAAATACTAAATTGTTTAAAGAAATATGGACAAGTGTAAAAGACGAATGTGATAATCTAAAAATAGATGATATGCTAGACGAAGAAACTAAAAAAGCTTTTCATTGCGAACTAGATGAAGCAGACGAAGGTTATGATGTTCAATATTTATATAATAAAGGACATTATTATGACTTTATGCAAATAAGTACAGCTGAAGAAAAAGAGCAGCATGAAAAAAATGTAGAAATAAATAAATGGCCTACTAATTTCGAAGAGTTAATAAAACTTTACGAAGATAGTAAAAAAGAAGCACATTTAATATTTTTAGAAGCTGAAGAAATATCATTAAATTATAAAAAAAGAAAGGTTGTAGAGACTTATGGATACAACATTAATAGTACCAAACAAGATAGCACTCAAGTACCGTTATCTTTTGACACGGTTTCCTAGTACAGAATGGTCTGGCCCAGCATGGTACAGAATCAAAACAGATAAAGAAGGATTTCCAGAAGAGTTTAAATTAGTACATTTCCATCCACTTGACTTAGGTCATGGAACATCAACAGAATGGGAAGCTAAAGACTTAGCCAAGATACTAAGAACTACTTATGAAAAATACCCTTCGTTAAAGAAATGCTATATGGGGCTTATTCATAGTCATCATACAATGGGAGCATTTTTATCTGGAACTGATCAAGCAACAGTACAAGAAATGGCACCAAAGCAAGGTTTCTATGGAAGCCTAGTTGTTGCAAGTGGTGGCAAAGCTACTGAAGCATTTGGTTTTGGTTATAAAGATCAGTATGGTGCGTCACATTGTTTAGAAATCGATAATAAAAATATCGAAATCAAAGTACCTGAATACAAAGTTGAAGACGATTGGAAAGAACAAGCTGATATTATCGAAAAGAATAAACCAGTTGTTAAATCTAAACAAATGACAATAGGAGGTGGATTATCTTATGTCCCTTATAAAGAGAAAAGAAAGAAAGAGATATTAGACAAGCAACCTCAAAACAAGCAAAGACAAATTAATAAACTTCTAGACCTTAATATAGAAGGTAAACTAGACGATGTACAATTAGAAGTTGAGCTTGAAAAGTTAGGTTTAGGTGCAGATGAAGTTTTCTATGTAATGGATGAAGTAGATAATAATTATGGTTATGGATACGGAGGATATTATGGCGGATACTAGATTTCTTAGAAACAAAGACCTTATACCTCAAGGTAAGCTTGACAAAATAGGTATAGTAGGATTAGGAGGTATCGGCTCACAGCTGGTACCTCTCTTGTCTATTATGGGTTTTAAGAAGATAATTGGATGGGATTTTGACACACTTGAAGAACATAACTTAAGCACAACTATGTACCCACAGAATGCTATGGGGACAAGTAAAGCTGAAGTAGCTGAAAACATATCAAAACTATATGCTGTTAAACCAGGTAATATGAAATTTTATAATGAATATTATAAAGAAGAAAGTCCAACACTTCCTAAAATGATTGTATGTGCTGATAATATGGAAGTTAGACTATTAGCATATAACAAATGGTTAGAACAAGATAATAGAAAAATGTTTCTAGACTTGCGTATGGGTGCTATGGCTATGGAAATTGTTACAGTAACTAAAGACGATGATAATTATATGGAAACCTGGTTGCCTACTCATGAGATAAGTGAAGAGCCTTGCACAATGAAGCATACTATCTTTACAGCCTCTATTGTAGGAGGTTTTGGAGTAGATCAAGTGTTTAATGTTGTTGCAGGTAAACCTTATTATCAGTATATTTGGATTGGCTTAATGCCACTTCAAATGCGAACTGAAAATCTAATTATAAATAAAGGATAGTTATGGACATTCAAGTTAGAAAAGTGTCTACTGACTGGTCTAAATTGCCTAATGGGCTGACTTGGTATTTTATCGGTCAGCCCAAAACAGGTAAAACTACACAGGCTAGTAAGTGGAGCGATAAAGGTTCTGAAGGTGTATTATTAATTGATACAGATTTAGGATCAGATTTTGTTAATGAAGCAAATACTGTTACTGTTACTTCTTTAAACACGCCAACAAGACCTCAGATGGTTGAAAACAAGCAAGTTGTTAAAAATGGTAAGCCAGTAATAGAAGCAGTGCCTAATAACGAAAGAGGTTATCATCATAGAACTGGTGATAACATAGGTGAGCCAATGGAAGTATACTCTATGATAGAAGTGTACTTTTGGTTAAAAGAAAACCTTAAATCCCTTCCATACGATACAATCGTTATCGATACTATAGACCACATAAACAGATGGATAGAAGCTGAAGTCTGTGATGAACGTGGACAAGCCGCAATGGGTGAAGGTGCCTCATGGGGTGCTGACTGGGCCCAAGCAAGGAAGAAAAACCTTGATATCGTTAAAAAATTTCAAGCGTTGTGCAAACAATTAGGTAGAAACCTAGTGTTAATATCACACGCAAAAACAACTGTCATAACAGACGGTAAAAGTCAGTTAGGGCCTGAGCTCCCACGAGGGTTGTCTTATGCTTTAACTGCATCAGCAGACGTGATAGGGTACGCTACAGCTAGCAAAGAAGATGGAAAATTCTATATTTCTTTTAAAGCTTATGACGAAAGAACTGTAGGCAGCAGGCTAAAGCCACTTGCCCAGAAAGTTCTTGACTTTGATTACAGTAGCGTAATGAATGAAATAATAAAATACAAAGAAGAATAGGAGATGCCTATGCCTTTCAGAGGTTCGTTTGAACAAAGTTCAGACAAGCCAGTTGGAGCTAACTTTTTGGGTTTTCAAGAAGTAGCACTAACTGATGTAGTAGATAAATCAGCAGACTATCCAAACATGGATATGTTTATAGAAGTATATTTTAGAAACGGAAATTCACAATATCCCTGGAAATATAGCCTTTTAGGTACATTTGACAGAGAAAATGATGATACCGTGTCTGGAACAAGTAGTTTGTTGAAAAGGATCTTGTATTTTACTGATGCTATTGGATGGATGGGCGGAGTTAACACCAAAGGAGAATGGGTAAATGAAAGTAATGAACCTGTAAAAGATATTGCAGGATTTTTAAATACTGAGTTTGCTGCTAAAAACTATGGCGTTGACGATTCTGAAGCTGATCATAAGTATTATATTTTTACTTATAAAAAGTGGAATGAAAAAGCTGGAAAAGCATACACAACTGTATGTCCTAAGATTGTAAAGAACACTGACCATGGTCGCAAAGACCTTGAAAGTTATGTTCAATACATGAAAGCCAATAAATTCATCGTAGAACATGATGACACTCAAGGAATTGTTAGTAATGGAGATATGTCTAGTACCGCTACTAGCCCTTCTCTTAACAAGTTCTAAGTGGAACTTTATCACGAAGTAGCAATAGGGGGCCCTCACAACAGAGGGCTCCTTATTCCTCAAGAACAAGTAATTGATGTTATATTAGAACACGGAGACAAGTACGCTGTCTACAAAAGTTTATATCTATATGATCAAGAAGGAAAAGAGTATCATAAGCTTAGAAAAACATTTAAAGATTTTTTAGGTAAAAGATACATAGAAAATGTACTTATTGACATAGATAGAGGCGATAATACAGATGATTATACACTAAACAAAACAAAAAGTGTATTGTTTGAATTAGAAGAATTAGGTGTACAAAAACGCTCATACAATGTCTATTTTAGCGGAACTGGATATCACATAATAATAAGTGGTGAAGTCTTTAATTTTGAAAATGGAAGTAAAGATTTACCTTTTATTGTAAAAGAAACTATGAATAATTTATTCAGTGATATAGACTTAGCAGTTTATAATAGAACATCAATATATAGATGTACCAATACTTTAAATCCCAAATCTAATCTATATAAAATTCCATTAGAACATGATCAAATATCTTCTTTTAAATCTGAAGATATATTAGAGTACGCAAAAAAACAAAGAATTATTTCTACTGACCCTATATGGGGAGATGGAGAATTAGAAGATAATGTTATAAAAGAAGTACCTAAGATAAGAGTTATGGAATCCAATGTGGAACCTAGGAATATAGTACCCTGTGTTCAAAAGATGTATAAACTTGGCCCTGAAGAAGGTTCAAGAAACAATACTTTGATGCGAATAGCATCCCATTTCTTTAGACATGGTATACCTAGTGAAGCAGCAAAAGCTTCATTAATACATTGGAATAGTGGTCAACTTAGAGATGATGTGATTATAAAAAAAGTAGAAGACACCTATCGTGGTGGATATAAGTATGGATGCAAAGACGTTTTAATGGCTAAGCATTGTCAAACTAACTGTATTCACTACAAAAGAAAAGACTATTTAATTGACGTAAAGAATAGTGAGGACTTGCAGCAAGAGTTAGCAGAAAGATTAGAAACAGATTTTTCTGGAAGAACTATAGACTTAGCTAAGTCTCTTGGAATACACGATAAAGACGCAACTATATATCCAGGAGAATTAGTTACTATATTTGGTTCAACAGGTGCCAATAAAACAGCACTAGCACAAAATATAGTATTAGGCTATAATGCTGAAAATGATCAGATAATAAAAGAAAAACAAGTACCCACACTCTTCTTATCGTTAGAGCTGTCTGGATTTGTTATGCACAGAAGAAACTTGCAAATAGTTTCAGGTGCTAGCAAAGATACTGTAATGAATAATTATAAAACTCTATATGAACATCATAAAGAAGAGTTAAGTCATATAATTATGCAATCAGTTAGCCCTACAATACCACAAATACAAGATAAGATAAAACAATTACAACCTAAATGCGTTGTTATTGATTACATAGACCTTGTAGATGTTCCTTTTAATAAAAGAGGAGAATATGAAAAGCTTAATTACATAAGTCATTCTCTATCTAATATTGCAGTTAATGAAGACATTATTATTGTACAAATATCACAAGTATCTAGAGATTATTCACGTAATCAAATAATGGATTTATATGCAGCTAAAGGCAGTGGAGCAATAGAAAATGCTTCACGAAAAGTTGTAGGTATAACAGGTTCTTCTGAAAATACAGAAAAGAAAGTATCTTTATTTAAAAATAGTGATGGTGATCTATTCGATGTTACATTAGAATGGACTCCATCATTCAGATTAAAAAAGAAACTTTATCCAACAGTAGATAGTAAGGTATTAAATCAGAAATTCACAATGGTGGAGGATAAATGGCAAGCACAAAAGAGCTAGTTGGAGAATTGATAGATGTAGAGCAGCAGTTATCTATGTCAAGCGAAGATGAAGAAGGATATGCAGACCTACAAAATACTCAAAAACAACTGCAGACCCAAGTTAGGCAAAAAATACAAAATGTAGATCATTTTATGTTGGAGCTTAAAAAAAGAGAGCATTTAATTGATGCTGAAGTAGAAGCACTAAAAGATGAAATAGCTAGGCTAAGAACAAGACGTAAAGGCCTTGAGAGAACTAGCGATTTCTTTAATAAACAATTATTACCTGCGGTTATAATGGAAGTAGGTAATGAAATTGGTGTTTATGAAACTGCTACAACTAGGTACAAATTATACGAAACATTTGGCCCAGTATCTGTAGATGCTCATACTGTATCTGATGAATTTAAAAAAGTAGAAATACTTGAGAAGTTAGATAAAGTAAAAGCCAGAAAAGCAGCAATAAATGCATTTAACTCTGGTCAAGATATGCCATCTGGCATTGAAATAAGTAAAGTTAAGCGAGTAAAACGTACATAATAAAAACTATTTGTATGTTACAAAAACTTAACAGTAAATTATCAAGGGCTCAGTTGTTCCAAGAGATTGGACAGTTGAATTAACACCTACGCTGAGCCCTGATATTTATGAAGTATGATAAAGAAATATTTAAAGAGGTATTGGAACCTCATCATCGTACTTATTGGAAGATTGCTTACACAAAGCTACAGAGGAAAATGCAAAGCCTCAAATCCTCCCTTAAGAAACGATCCGAAGACAATAACGTATTATTTAAAATTGATATGGAAGAACTTCGGAAAATGTTTTATGATTCATACGGCAAAGGCTGCAAATATTGCGATAGAAAAATGACGTTAAGAAATATGGTATGTGATCATATTATACCTTTAGCTAAAAACGGAGACTCTACCATAGATAATTTGCAGCTTATTTGTAAAAGTTGTAACACAAGAAAAGGCCCTTTAGATGAGAAAGATTTTATCAAGCTTATCGATTGGGTAAATGAATTAAAAGATGAAACAAAAGAATATGTGCTGCGAAAGCTAGCAAAAGGAGGAAGATACTAGTGAAATTAGATCGTGATGAAGCTGAAATTATAATGACAGCTTTACAAAATTATAGAAGTGAATTATATATAGATGGAACTAATCCGCCTATATTAAAAAAAGTAGATAAGCTTGTCTTGAGCATTGAAGATGAGATGGAATCAAAAGAAATTAAAAAAGAAACAATCCCTGTAACTCCAGATATGTATGAAGTTACGGGAGTTGGCTCTGAAACAGGAATCGAAAGAGACTACGCTAATCAAAGTAATCCTAACTGCGAGGTATGCGATGACTAATAAAGAAATGATGAGAAATAAAATTACGCATTTAGAGCAAGCTTTAATGGAAGCTGACTTTGGAATGCGTGCAATGGCTGCAAGAATTGACGAAATGCAGTCAAAAATAAATAGTTACAAAATCACTGATGATAAATCACATTTAATACAAAATAATGATTTAATTATCGATTTAATTAAAGAAAGATTAGATGTAGGTGCAAAAAGATATCACCAAAATGTACCTATCTTACCTAAAGATGACATCACTAGAGATAATTTTTACGAAGCAGTTGAAGAAGCACTTGATTTATCCGTATATTTAAGTGCTTATATGCTGAGGCTGATGGAAGAGCGGGAGCAGCAAGAGAGCGAAGCGAAGACAGAAGCCGAGAAGAAAATAGAGAAAAAAGATGTCAAAACTAAAGAAAATAGCTCAAAATGAGTGTGCTAATTGGAGTTATGGTAACTGCATTGGTTGTAATGTATATATTGACCCAGGATATTTAGAAAGAAATAGCTGGGCACCAGTGTTTTTATCTGTTAAGTCTAAGAAAGCAAACAAACCTTGTACAGTAGAAAAAGGTTGTAAATATTTTGATCAGTTTGTAGCTAAGTAAATTGTCGATGCTTCTAGTTCGTGTATTACTAGGACAGTTTACTTTTGTCCCCTAAGAGGGAGGATAGTTTATCTTTTCTATTCTCCCTCATCTTTTTTACGTAACCTTATAATACCACCAGGCCCGAGTTTTTCTGTTTGAGGGTCTTTTTGATATACCTTAGACATTTGCATATAAGGTATACCAGTAACTTTTTCAATAGTTCTAGCTGGATTTTCTATTATACCACCTTCCCCAGCAACATCCCTTGCAATCCTACCAAAGGGAAACATAGTCCAAATATAATAATTAGCCATTTTATCCCAGTCATTCTCTACAAGACCTTTAAATGTTGCAGGAGCCAATCTTAGCACAGGAGGTGTTATCATTTGAAGCGGAGCAACTTGAGAAGGCCAAGTGCCAAAGAAAGCCCTATCACGCTCTTTTTCATCTCCAAATAGCCAATCAGCTGTATCCTGGAACCAATTTAGAGGAGCAGGGAGAGCAGCTTCGAATAAAGAATAAGCAAAGACAGAAGAAAGAGCCAACATGAAAGCATCTGCCAAAACTAATCTTTTAAATCTTTCAAATTCTTGAGTTCCTTCTTTATATCCTCTTAGCTTAGCTTGCTCTATAATATCTTTTCTAAACCTTACAGAGTTCCAAGCCCACAACTGGAATCTAGTCATAACTTTACCTAAAGAAGTAGCTGCAAACATAGGTCTAAATGGAGCAGAGTAAAGGAATTGAGTAGCCTGAACCCCTTTTCTCGCATAAGCAATCAATGCTGGATCATCCCATCTTTGTATTGCCCCTTCTAAATTACTTCTAGCCTGAAGATAATGAGCAATAAAAGAGTCTACACGAAGAGTTCTTTCAGCTCTTCTCATAAACCAAGCTGCCTTATTAAATATACTTGTATTTATACCATGCTTTCTAACTATAGACATTAAATCAGCATCAGCTAAATTTGGGTCTTTATTTATTTTATTCACAGCATCTTTAAAAAAGTTTTTCCATTTCGCAGAAGCAAACTTTGGATTCTTGCCAAATTCACCTATCATAAATTCTTCTACAATACCCAAATCATTAACCCATTTAGTCCAATCAGAGCGACGTTTAAAAGCTGGATTAACATTAGCTTGTAAAAAAGACAAGTTCCTGGCATTTCTATAATTAGCAAAACCTGTATTAATAAGAGTATTAGCAGTACCGCCATAAAGGTTAGCTACCATGCTTTTAGGGTGAGCGAGTAGAGATGCAAGTTCAAATTTAGCTTCTATATTACTCCATTTAGCAATATCTTGATAGTCTACGCCACGCAATTCTTTTGGAAGCATTCTATCTTCTTTTTTAACGCCAAGCTTTTCATATATCTTATCCATTTTTTTCTTAACATTCATATCAGACCACCAAGCGTAAAGAGTGCCTTTTACTTTCATATCTGGATTATTTAGCACTCTTTTAGGTATATGTGAAGGATTTCCCATTCCTTGCTGAATATATAAATTCCAAAAGTCTGTCCAGTTATTCATCCATTTTCTAGCTTCAGGATCAGTGCCAGCACCTTTATGTTTAATAGCCCATTCTTTCCATTTATATAAATCATGTCTCATTTTTATTTGAGCAGCATGTTGATATTGAGCATCAATAACCTGTTTTAAATGCATTTTCATTATATCAGGACTAACATCATAACCACCTTGATGAGATGTTCTGCTATGCATAGAGCCAATAACTCTATTATTAGTAAGCCATTGAAAAGCTTCACCTTGTTTCTTTTTCTTTTTACCTAATTTTCTGACAGCAGCATCAACATTTGCACCTAGATCAGCCAAATCAGCTGTAGGCATATAGTCACCACTAGATTTGTGCATCCTTATAAGCGTTCTAATGATCATGTTTTCTTTTTGCTGATGACTATATTTAGGATTATCATTTATTTCTTGGATATCTTTTTTAGCACGTTCTTTAGCTAGCTTTGGATTACTTGCCATTATATGGGGATACCATTCATTAAATGGTAAATGACTTGTTCTATAAATCTGAATCTTTTTTATAACTTCAGTTAATTCTTTATTACCCATTAGTTTTGCTGTTACAGAAGCTTGTTCTCTGTATAATTCTCTTTGACCATCTATACCTATAGCATCTAAATCTAAATTTTCACCCCTAGCCATAGCCATGTCCATTTCTTTTACAAATTTATCAACCATAGCTTTAGAATCACGCTTACCATCTTTAGTTCTTAAAGTGCGATACATTATATCAAAACCAGTTTGCACTGGAAGTCTGCCTTCAGTTTTTCTAGGATTTCCTTCTAAATCTTTTGGATTTCCAGCGGTCATTGAATAAGATAATTCAGCCCATTTCGTATTTAACTTATCTAAAGCACGAATTACTTGAGCTCCTGTCATCTTTTTTATTACAGATTCACCTTTTTTGTTAAGTGTAGTAACATTAAATACCTTATTTTGTGTATTAGCCCAATCAATTTCTTTAGCTAAACTATTATATTCTTCAATATATTCTTTAAGTTTTGGATCGTATTCTTTATCTTTAGACATTTTACGTTTTGCCATAAGCATTTCACGTTCTCTAACAGCGAATTTATAAAGAGCATCTCCTTCTTTTAAGGCTAAGTAAGGGCCATAATCATTGTCAAATTTTTCAGCTATTTCTCTGTATTTAGTTGTAGCTTGTTCAGAAGTATAATGCATAGTTTTTTGATGTCTATCAATTTGATTTGTAGGCTTAAATACTTCACCGATAACAGTTCCATGTTTTTTAGTTTGGAACTGGCGTATCTGTTCAAATCGTTCAAGGTCATATCTCATTGTATCTTGACCAATAGCTTTAGGGAACATATAGTAATGAGTAGGGCTAATTTTTACAAACTTATCTTTTACTGGTCTCATTATACGCTGCCACCAAGTTCCATCTCTATATTTATTTAAATTATTAACAAGGAATTGCAAATCTTCTTTATTAGACATATTTAAATCTTTACCAAATAAACCTCTAGCGTATTTATTTAAATCTACAGCAGTCCAATTTGGAATATAATTTTCTAATAAATCTCTTAATTGATAATATAAGCCACGAACATCTTTAGGCAGCTGATCAATTCTTTTTTTCTTTCCAGAAAATTGGAAAGGGGCAAGTTCATTTAGGTACTTTCTAGATTGCTTGTCTAAAAGAGGGGTCTCTAAGAAATCTCCAGTTGTAGTAGTACCTGCTGAATCAATTATTTGCTGAGGAGTTTCTAATGTTTTAACAGCTTCCATAGCTTTTTCGACAAGATTGACTCTAGACCCTTCTATTGTAGGGGTAAATAAATTGTCGTAATTCTTTAACCATCTAGCTACAGCCCTATCGCTTATTTCTGGAGAAGCAAACCCAAGTTTAGAAAGCCCAGTTTTCATAGTTGAATACCATACCGTACTTAACATAGCATCTTCAAAAAAGTCTATTTCTTTTTGGTTTTTTAATTCACTCTTAACGCTTTTAATTTGAGCGTCTACTTCAAATTGACTAAATATTTTATCGCTTACTTCTTTTAAAACTTCTGGAGAAAGCTCTTGAGCGTATTCTTGTTTCATTTTTTGATGAAGATAGCTTGATTTTTTTATATCATTAACAGCTTTATATATAGCTCTAGCTCTTTCTTTAGGTATTTTAGCTGCAGATATAGCAAGAGCATTGACACTTCCTATGTCGCCATAATTTTGAATAAGAAAATCATTTCCTTTTTTTACTATGTCATTTAGTGTTCTTGTTCTCCAGTTTTTATCAACTTTATTAGCTTCATATCTAGGGTCTTTTATTCTAACTTGCTTACCACTCTTATCGTAAATAAGATTTCCTCTGTCATCTTTTTTCGGAATAGTTTTATACACTCTAAAAGGGTCTTTTGTTAATAAAAATTCTAATGGATCAACTCCTCTAGGGGCTTTTACATCTAATATATCAGGATTCCAGGTTTCAGAGTTTGTTTCTCTTGTCATACCATTATATGTTTGCAAGTCTTTATTGTATATCCATTCAATATATTTAAAGTTTTTGACTGGAACTCCGTGTTCTCTTTTTAATATATCATGAAGCCATTTATTTTTTATAGAGTTTTCATTATATAAAGTATAAATTTCTTTTATTTTTATAGGGTCAAGTCTGCTTATTACATTGTCACTCCAATCAATTTTTTCAAGATCAGTAGCGATTTTTGTAAGGAATGTGTTTCTATTCTCGTTTTCAATTCTAGTGCCAAACTCCTCAATAGAAGAAAGTTTTTCCTGGATCTCCCAAAACTCCCATTTTCTGTCAGCTTTCCAATTTCTACTATATACACCTTGATTTATATTTTGTGCAGTAGTATAAGGGCCCATTTTCTTTTCTTGGGCAGTTATTCTTTTATCCTTAGGAGTCTTTCCATTTTCATTAGTTAATTTATAGCTAAACAAAGCTTTTGATTGATGATTAAATAAGTTATTATTTTTAGAGATAAGTAATCCATTGTAGTCCATAGGGTCTGATGCAAACCCAGTTGCAGCTTTTGACATTAAATTAAATTTGTTGACATTGGCATTGTCTGTTTTAGCTGTTATTTCTAAATCAAACCATGTTTCTTTACCATTAGAATCAACTTCTTTTCTAGCTCTTTTTACAATATAAGTTTTGTTTGGCAAAGAAGCTATTGCAGCGTGAGCGGACTTTAAATAAGAAGTTTGAGTTATAGCACTGCCAAGTTCACGTCTTCCTTCATAAGCTTTTTCAGAGGCAACTTGTCTTGTCTGAGGAGAAAATGTTAATAGAGGATTCTTCGAAACTCTTTCATTAGGGGCTTCAGTAAAAACAGACTCATATTCTTTTTTAGCATCAGCTTCTGTTATATTCCCCTTTGAATCAACTCTTTCAAATTCTGTTTCATTCCATCTGTACATATCCTTCCATTCTTTTTTAAAGCCAGTACCTTTGCCATCTGCTCCCATTCCACCAAAGAAAATAAAAGATGTATCTCCATCTAAATCAGCACCACCTAAAGCTCTTACTTTTCTACCATGCATTAATATTCCAGAGCCATCTATTTCTGTAAAGCCTGCAAATTTTAAAACCCTGCCACCTGACATTGCATCCATAGGAACTCTTACCGCTAAAGCTTCAAATAAATCTTCATATATAGCTTTTTTAGAATCACCTTCTTTTAAATTATTATAATCTTTCCAATGATTTTCAAGCTTAGCATTTTTTAAACCTAACCCAGTTCCATCAATAATTTTTTCTTTCCATAAATTATCTAAAAAGAAAACATCATCACGAGATTCAAGTATTTTTGTTTTAGGGTCAATTTCCATAGCTTTATCGTAAGTCCTTAATCGTCCTTTACCACTATTACCAGCTATAGGTCTTGTTATTGCGTCAGCTACAAAGTTTTGCATTACTCTAGCTCTATGATCACTACTCCATTTAAACAAATGCCCAGCCATGCTATCTTTTGATAGTTCTTGTATCCGTTTTGGGACAGAAGAATAGTCATTCATATCTAGTAATCTTTGAGTACTTTCGTAAGCCGTTTCTTCTCCTTCAGTTCTTATTCTATCAACAACTTCTATATCTCTACTTTGCAATTTATTATAAAGCCTATTAGCAAATATTTCATTTCCTGGCGTTTTAGCAGCTACTAAAAGCTCATTTAAGCCTACGTTATCTATATTTTCAAGAATTTCATCTATATTTTTTTCATATTTTTTAGGGTTTCTAGCTAGATCATTGACCATATCATTGTATTTTTTTTCACCTTCTATCCTTCTCCATATGGTGTTGTAATACATATCGTCCATAATTTCATTAACTTTTTTCTCATAAGCCTCTTTAGTTTTAAGCTCTTCAGGTAAGTTTTCAGGATTAAAGCTTCCGTAAGGAGTTTGATTAGTAAACATCTGCTTTACAATTTGTTTGTTTTTAATCATATCTTTGCCAGTTTTTTCTGACAATATTACTTTAAAATCTTCAACTGGAATCTCATATACTTTAGCATTTACTATATCTATTTCGCCATTTTTAGTATTTTTTATTTCTCCTGAGACTCTTTCACCTAATTGCTTAGCTGCAGATTCATACATAATTAAATGTATACCCTTTTTATTTAGCCAAGCTTCTGTCTTTGCATGGCCACCATGTATCATATACTTGCCTAATACAGCCCCTAATTGGGGGTCAGGAGACACGATAAATGATTTATTGGCATTACCTTCGGTTTCAAGCCCTTGCCCCTTATTTAAGCCATATATGAAGTCTTTTCGTCCTATTGGGCCACCATCTGTACCTTCAGCCCAATCACTAGCAGGACTTCTTGTTGAAAGTTGAGCATCAGGCTTTCCATTGTCTTTTACGAATACAACTTTAACTTTTAACACTCCATCTTTTTCTACAAGATCACTCTTACCTATACCTTTAAAGCTTTCAATAGCATCTTTTACAGCTTTAGCGTCAGCAGAATATCCATTTGTATTCCATATTTGAGCACGTTTATTGTATCCTTTGCCAGTTACAACATATTTATCCCCGTCTAAAACAGTTCTAAAGTTTGTTAACTCTGCTTCTTTACCTTTAAATCCGTTCATTCTAAGTGTGTAATGTATATTAGATATAAAGGCTTTATTAAAAAGAGCCCTAGCTTCTTTTGCTCCTAAAGAATCTCCGTAATTGTCTACAAAATCCTTCATATCTTCTCTTAAGCTTTTCTTTTCAGCATTACTTAACTTAAGTTTAGCTATGTCTCGCAATATCTGCATATCGCTCTTCATTGCTTTAGGGTGAATTTTAGCAAAATACATTCTCTCAGCATCACCTCTACCACCTTGATAGTAAAGATTTTCTTTTGCTAATTCTTTCATTATCCTGCCAACTTCACGATAATATTTTGCTTCTACTACTCTATTAATTTCTTCAGTAGGGTAATCTTTTTCAAGATGTTTATAAAAGTTTTTTAAATATTCTTTATATCTAGGGAGAGAGTATTCTTTAAAGTTGTTGTTTTTTGTTTTTACAACAATATGATCTAAAACTGCATAACTATATTCAGGGACTTTTTCCCCTGGAAACGATTCTTTAAAATCTGTTTCATAAACTTTATCAATTCTTTTCTTTTCTTGAGCTAAGAATTTTCTATTACCAGCTTCATTTACAGCAGAACCTTTTTCGTCAAGCGTTAACATTGCAACCCTTTTAGCTGTACCTTTTTCAGTAACAACACTTATCATTTGAACAGGTGAATCTTTTAATCTTCTTACTCCAGTGGTTAGCCAAAACTCTTTACGACCAGGTTTATTCATATCAAACTTTGGATAATTAGCTTCTATATAATCTATCATTATCTCGCCAGGATTTGTATTCTCAAGCTTACCCTGCTTTATTGCTTCAATCCATGAGACACTAATATCATCCATTACTTTTTTAGCTTCTTCTGGAGACTTATTTTCAAGCTCTTTTCTCATATATTTAGGATTAGAAGTAAAAGTATAGGCAGTAGCAGACATTCTATCTGGTATATTTTGTGGATCTACATCATCTAATGTTCTGTTAGAATCTATAATTTCTGGATTTTTAGGAGGCTGAACTTCTTTTTTCGCAGACTCTACAAGTGCTGCTGTTTTTTCTTGTTTAAATAATCCTTTTATTTCAGCTTCACCTTTTGGTGTAAGGCTCCTAGCTCCTATTCCAGCAACAACTCCTTCTAATTTTGGTGCTACAGACTCAACCCAACCACTACCATAAGGCTGATTGTTCCATTTAAACCATTTATTTGTTGTCATATCAAAAACATGAACTGGTTTACCCATATCTATAGCCATTTGAGTAGCCCAAGCTGTCCCACCTTTTACTTGCCCTTTTTCAATCCTAGATACAGCAATTACTTTATCTGAATCTTTTACTTGATAATAGTTTCTTCTTAATAAATTATTTGTTTTTGCACTTGATGTAGGAAACTTTCTTTTTAAAGTTTCATTAGCTTTTTTTACAAATTTATCAGCTTTTTGAAGTTGGGGGTCGGTTAAAATATTTCTATTTTTACTTGATACACCATGACCTTTAAAAGAATGAGCTATGACTTTATCACCTCTTTTTATTCCTTCTGTTTCAAAAACAGTATCAGCTCCATCAGCTGCCCCAGAATGAATAACAACTGGTTTAGCTAATCCAGTAAGAGTTGTTTTTATATTCTTTATATTGTATAAAGCTATTTCATTTATCCTATTTTCATAATCACCTTTAGATTCGTTTTTTCTTTTAGGATTAATTATATGAGCTTTCTCATGTTCTATTACAAAACGCTCAAACTCTTCATAAGTTTTAAACTGGTCTTTTTCAAGAGGCTTTACCCCTTCTACTTTTGGTTTAGTCCACGCTTTATCATCAAACTTTTTCTTTAATAACTCTCTATCAATAGTAATCTTTTTAGTTTTTCTATTAACATAGGCAGCAACTATATCTTTAACGCCTTCTCTAATCTTATCAGATTTTTTATATTCTATAGTATATTCAGGTTCTGCTTCAGGCTCTTTGACTTTTGGCTTTGGAGCAGACTCTTCAATTAACTTTATCAACCTAACTGCATGGCTATCGGAAGCATCAGGCTTATAGTACTTTAAAGTTTTACCTACTAGTATGCCAGATTTTATATCTTTTAATATTTCATCTCTTTTTTTAGATAAGTATCCTTTATCACCAGTACCTCTTAACCAATTATCATATTTCTCTATAGCTTCCTTCACATTCTCGACTCTTGTATATCCTAATTTTTTATAATAATCTGGATTTTTATCATAAACTTTACCTACAACAAATGGATTTCCGTACTTAGAATTTCTCATTATACTAATACCACTTGTCCCAGACAATACTGTTTTAGGTGCCTCTTCAACTTTCTTTTCTGGTTCCTTCTCCGCTTTCTTCTTAACCATTATAGGTTCACCTTCTTGAGTAAACTCTATTTCACCACTTTTAATTTTAGCTATTTCAGCTTCTATTTCTTTTTCTGATAAAGCTCTGCCCTCTTTAGACAAGCTCTTAACAAGCTTTCTTAGCATTGCGTCCTGAGTTTTAAACATTTTAGGGGCTTCTTTTTCTACTATCTTTCTTGACTGTGGATCAAGCTCAGAAAATCCTTCTACTTTTTTAGCATCTCCAAAATGACGACCTTCTATTGGGCCTTGCTCTAAAGCTCTCATTTTATTTAAGAATTGCCCAGCTCTTCTTTGGTAGAATGGAGATTCATTTGCACCAAAATATGCACCCAATAAGTATTGATATATTTGCATTGGTGTAGTATCACCACGCATAGTAGAGGGAAGACCAGTAAATAAAGAAGCGGATAATGAACGTAAAGCTTGGTCAGCTACTTTACTATCTGTTCCAGTAGAAACTTTGTTACCTATAAATCTAAAAACTGCACCAGTACCAGCACCATGGACAAAAGAACTCATCATTTCATCTACGCCATGCTGCCAAGAACTAACTGCACTAGCAACACCAAGATGGAATGCACCTCCTGCCATATCTTTAACTACATCATTTTGCATAAACCTAGTAGCAGCACTTGCAGCATCAGCTCTTGCAGCTATAGCTTTACCCATAGATTCATTGTAAACTTTAGTTGCTTTCTTTTGGACTTTACCAGCTACCCACATAGGCACAGACTTGCCCTTCATAGCTCTTACAGCTGTAGCTAAGCCCCCTCTTGCTCCAAATGTAGGTAAGTAACCAACAAAACCTGCTAAGTGCCCTATATTGCGAGCGATAGCCTCTGCGTCATCATCTGGTGGATCATCACTTAAATTAAAAGTTGTTAAGCCTTCCATAAAGCCAGCACCAGCTTGCTTCATTACACCGCCTACACGATTAGTAAATGATTTATTTGATTGTGCAAATGGGAGGTTGTAGTACTCAGCGTGAGCTTCTATTGCTTGTACTGTATTGTCATCGAAACGATCAGGTTGACGCTCATAGAGCTGTCTATATTCCCTTACTTGAGAAGGAGAAAGATTTGGCCTAAATCCTTGGGGTACAGCCACACGATTATTCCTCGTCTTTAAATTTTCTATATACTACAGGAGCTAATTGAGCTGCACCAATAGTTAAAGCCATAGGCCAAGATAATAACCCACCTGCAATTCTACCAGCTATACCAATAGCTGCCTTTGCTCCAAAATGTTTTCCAACATTTTTCAATGCCATATTTGTAGCTATATTTCTAACCCTTTTTGATCCACCTTTTTTTATTGCTTGCTTACCAGCACTTGAAAGATTATCTTGATTTTTTAAAATCTTTTTTTCTAATGCTATCCTAGTTTTATTTGTTTTTGCTTGAACCTTTTTTAAGCTTCCATCTTTTTGAGATTCAAAATCTATATCTCCAGCTCTATTAGCTGCATAAGCACTAACTTGAGCTTTACTCATTTTAAAGACTTTACCTTTTTTACTGTCCCAATTATATCCATTTTTCTTTAAAGCTTTTATAGTCTTTTTTGACGGAGTTTTTACATCACCTGACATTTGAAATAGCTTAGCTCCCCCTAATGTTGCTCCACCAGCTCCTATACCAACAAGAAAATCATCTAATACACCTTCAACTTTAGGCTGTAAAAGTTCATTTTGATAAGCGTAACTTAATAAATCAGGGTTTTCAGCAGCTATATCTTTTGTTATATCTGCCTCTGAACGACCTCTACTTCTTTGAAATGCAATGTTTGTACCCAATCTGGTATCATAAGCTTTTTTAGCTGCGTTAGTAAGGTTGCTAAATGCTTCCATATTAACTGCTCTATCAGGAGGTAATTCTCTTCTATAAGCATCATATAGTTCGTTTTGACTAGGAAATCCTTTACCTAAAGCTCCTAATGCCCCTGGAGCAAACTTACCATCTTGACCAAGCATTCTTTCTAATGGAGCTTGTAAAGCCATTATATTATTTTGAAAGCCTATATTAGCCATATTAGCTTGTTCGTTTTTAACTTCTTCTCTAGACTTTAAAAACCCACCTGGTCGCCCTGTTTGATTTTGATTATTAAAAAAAGACATTAATAACCAAATCTTCCGCCACTAGATAAAGCACTACCTACAGAACTAGTTCTTTTCTTTTTAGGTTTTGCTTTAGCTACTGTTGTTTTTTTAGCTTGGCTTTTTAATTTTGTATTATATTTTTTACCTTTATAAGTAAATTCTTTTTTACCACTTTTTCTAGCTGCAGCAAACGCTCCTTTGAATCCACCTTTAGCACCACCCATAGGCTCACCAGATTTAGTTGGGCCTATGCCTTGACTTGCCTGAGGAGCTTTCTTAGGGCCTGTTATTCCATATCCTTTTTGAAATCCTTCTTTAAAGTTTTTAGCAAAACCACCAACTAATCTACCGCCACCTTGAGCTATACCTTTAGTAGCTCCTCCAATAGCATCACCAGCCATACCTGTAGCTGCTCTTCCAACTTCACCAACTCCTCTTCCTACAGCTCTACCTCCTTGTGCCATTTTTGCTCCAAGAGCTTCTATTGGGGTAACATCAGAACCCATACCTACAGCTTGCAATCTTCTTAACGCTGGTTCAGAGCCTGGTGCAAATCCCTGCTCTTCCATTGGAGGCATACTAGGGCCAGCATCATATCCCATTTGACCAGGGGATGTTCTTAATTGTAATTCTTCTGGTTTTCCCATTTGAGCGTTCATAAAAGGGCCTGCTGCATGAGGACGCATATTCCTAGGGTCAGTAGCTTTAGCAGCTGTATCTTTAAAAAATGATGAGATACCTTCTCTACCTTTATCAAACACCTCAGCAGATAAGTTTCTATTAGGGTCTGCTGATATAGCTGCAGCTCTATTCCATTTGTCTGCAATCCAATTACCAGCATTCTTTATAGCTCCACCTGCTTGATCCATAAATTCGCCTGTATTATCTTGTACATTTCTTCGCCAAGCTGCGTTAAAAGGTCTTGCATCTGCTGGATTTGGACGAGGTTGCCCAAAAGGAGGAAAATCTCCTTGAGGTTGCATAGGGTCAGTTTGATAGCCACTAGCATATGGGCCTGGTTGAGGCATAGGTTGATCACCTAACATTTCTTCAGAAAATTGCCTTCCATCTCCACCAGCATTTACATCACCATAAGCAGATGGTCTTTGAGGTTGAGGATAAGGTGGTGCCCAAGGAGAATCTATATTAGGTGGGCCTGCAGCATCAGAAAGCATATTTTGATAAGGATTATTCATTGGAGAAGGTGGGTTTATAAAAGAAGGAGGAGGATAAGCATTCTGAGGAGCTCCTTGAAAGAACCTCATTGTATCTCCTTGTGTATTAACAAATGTTCTTTTAGCTTTTTGTTTTTCTGCCATTATACTAATCCTTTTAGTTTTCCAAGCATGCCACCTATTCCGCCAGCAGCTTTATTAAAAATATCTTCGGTTGATACGCCTGAACCTGCTACTAAATCTTCTCCAAAAGCACCTAATTGATTAGCTGAATTTGTTTGATAAGCTCTTCTATTAGCTAAGTCTTGCTGTCTTTGTGCAAATACTTGACTATCTATACCGCTTTGAGCTCCAACCATCTGTCTTTGATTTTGTTGCCAAGCATTATACCTATCTTCATCTTGAGATGATTTCATTCTATTTTTTATAGCATTCATTGCACTACCACCTGTACCCATCATAGCTGCACTTCTTACTGCTTGATTTCCAGCTTCTGTAGCGTCATCTGCTCCCATAGAAGAAAACTGTCCCCAGTTTGTGCTTCTATCGATTAAATTTTGTGTGTTAGAAAAAAGACCTTTTAATGCGTCTACACTTTGAAGTTTATTTGCTTGGTTTCTATCGTGCATAGCCTTACCCATCATTGCACCACCAACTAGTCCTTGTAATCCTTTACCTGAACTAACTAAATTACCAAGCCCTTTTAACGCACTCATTCCACCTCCAAACAATGCTCCTCCAGCTCCACCTAATAATTTTGTTGCTCCTGCTGCTAATAATCCTGGTAATGCCATATTATATGTCTCCTAAACATGATTTAATACCTTGCAATTTACAAATGTATAACATATTTACAAATGGTTTTTTCATCTATTCTCCTCCACCACTAAGTCTTTGATATCCTGCAGTCACTCTCCCCATCCAATCAGTTCCACTATCACTTCCAAAAAACTTTTTCCAAGCAGATAAACCATCTAATGTTTGTCTAATGTATACACTACCATTCCCTGTATTGTTTCCATTGAAAGTTGATGTCCATCTACAAGTAGTAGGAGTTCTATTAGAACTAGATATACTATGATTACTAAATATACTACCACTAGCAGTAACAGCTTCCCATGTATTTTGTATAAATGTAGTATTTAAATTCCAACATCTTGACATAAAATAAGTCCCTATTCCATAAGTACTAGGAGAATCCATAGTCACATCACTAGTATGGTTATTATCATTTGTTGAAACACTAAATATATCATCTTCTGGTTCATCATCTAAATTAGTTCCACTCATCATTTGTGATTGAGTTGGTGATTTAAAAGAGTTCCATAAACTTACATTTGTAGCACTATTACTATTAGCACAATTAGCTCTTAAAGCAGTTTGACTAGTAGAAGAACCTGAATTGCTACTGCCATTACCTGCAGTTATCAAGCCTAAATCGCTAAGTTTACAATTATCAGGATTTCCAAATGCCATTATAAAGCTTCGTAATCCGTTTTAAGTTGCTCGTAATCAGCTTTCTCTTTTGTCAAGCTTGTTATTTGTGCATCTATATCTGACACAATATCAGTAACCATAGAAGGATTTATCATTTCTACAACATCATCTAACTCTTCACCAGTGCCAATATCATAACTTTTTTTTGTAATTTTAATAACTCCATTGTCATTTGCAATAGATACTTTATTAGCTTCTTTTAGTTTTTTATAATTTTTCATTGATTTTCCTATTTAATTCTTTTACGGATTCTATCAATAATGGTATTAATTTTTTATAATCTACAGCTTTCATTGTTTCTCCATCGTTTTCTCTAACAGTAACTAATTCAGGGAACAAAGCTTCTACTTCATCAGCCATAACACCATAATCATGCCCCACTAAATGATTGCCATGTTTAGTTGCTTCTTTCTTCCAATCAAAAGAATACCCACCAAGTTGCATTACTTTGTCCAATGGATTGTTTATTAATTCTTTATTTGTTTTTAATTTAGGATCAGAAGAAACAAACGCTATAACATCTCCCTTTACACTCATAGTGCTTCCAGTATAATCTACTCTGACACTATATGTAGGACTTGTAGCATTAGCTGCTTGATTTGAAAGCTCCCAACCCCATCCACTAGCATGGTCAGATGTAGTGACTGTGTAGCTTAGATAACCACTTTCTGCACTATTATAAATAGTCAAACCACTTCTATCAGCAGAAGTTCCTGCTACGGCTTTTATAATGCCTGAAGTAGTGCTTTTAACATTTGGTGCTGATATGTCACCTGTAAATGTAGCTCCTGACAAAGCAGCTTTAGCTCCTAATAAAGTATTTGTTTCGCTTTCTGTATAATATCTACCATCATGATAATGAGTTGTGTTAGAATCTCCTGTTAAGCCTAAACTAGTTCTACCAGTAGATGCAGTTAAACCAGTACTATTACCATCCCATTTTAGCCTATCGTCATAAGCAGTGTTCCAATTAGAAGCATTATAGCCAGACAAGCTAGGAGTTACTGATATAACATTGTTTGTAGGCCCAGATATAGCCCATTCAATTCCATTATTTTCTACGAATCTTAAAGTATCTGCTCCAGATGCATTAACAGTATCTTCTACTTCACTACCATTCCAATCTTGAACTGTTACTATTCCATTAGTTAATAGTCCTGAAGTGCTTACAGTAGAGCTAATTTTAACTACATCTTCTCCATCTCCTTGACCTTCTACTGATATTGCTATACCTGTGCCTGCTTCCAATGCACGAACAGTATCGTTATCTTCTACTAGACTATAAAAACTTCCACCTGTAGACTCTGTAGTATTTATGTTTGTTGTGTTAGTAGAGGATATTTGAATAGTACTAGCATCTGTTCTAGAGACAGTAGTGGCTCCAGCGCTTGCAAACTTTATAGTATCTGTACTTGAAGGATTAGCTCCTGCTAAATTAAAATTAGCACCACCTGAAGTTGTAGATGCATTTGTACTATATGTAGTATTGTCGTTTGCTGCAACAGCACTTATCTTAACTTTATTTTCATATGCTCCACTACCAGCTTGGTCATTAACAGTAAAAGTTACAGTACTTGTATCTACAAAAGCTATGCCATCAGCACCGCTAGCAGGGGAAGTTTCTACATTAGCATCAGTATCGTCATAGTGATATATAGTATCAAATCTATTTATATTTAAAGTTTGATCAGCCACATTAAATTCTATAAAATCACTCCCCCCAGAAGAAGAATCAGATATTGTCATTCTATTGTTAGCAGATTTAATATTGTAAATCTTAGCTTGATTACCAGATGCTCCACCATCTTCTATTAAACATACGTGATCAGTTGGTAAGTTTCCGTGTTGGCCACCACTACCAGCTGTGGCTGCCGTGTCTACAATATCTACAAGTAAAGTCCCAGCAGATATACTACTAGAATTTATAGTTCCACTACTAAATTGTAAAAGTTTGCCTGTAGTAAAACTTGTATTATTAGTTCCACCTTTGTTTATAGGTAGAGTACCAGTAACATCAGCAGCTAAGTCAATAGCATTTCTTGTTATAACTTGATTTGATATAGTTAAATAATCTAAGGAGCCGCTTAAAGTAACAGAGCCATCTACATATCCTTTAGTAGCTAATTCATTTGTATTCTGAGGAGATACACCTGTCTGTCTACCAGTAAATGGGACAGTCCCATCAGGCTTAACATAAGTTTCAGTAGAACTAAAATTTATAGATTCATCTTGAGTTGCATCATTTGAATCTGAAAATAATAATTCACGCTTAGCCCAACCATCTTTAAACTTGCCCTCAATAAAGTACTTAGACTTTACATTGTCTTTAAAAAGTCTAATGTCTCCATCTAAACCATCCATACCTTTTGTTCTATTTTCATCAGTAGACTCTTTGTTGACTGATTTTATTATATCGTTAATATCATCGTAAACCTGTGACCAGGCACGTTCATTTGAAGATACGGCTGGAGCTCTTTTTACGGTAAGCTTGGCCATTACCTAGGGCTTCTTTTGGTTTTAAATAAAACAGAAATTGCACTGCAAGTATCAGTGTTAGAATTAGAATCAAGCCTAACTCTTAGTCCTGTAACTTTTTGATTTACATTTCTTAACCTAAACACTCCCTTATCAGATGTTTCTTTTGCTGGTAATTGACTTCCTTCAGTTGGAAATCCTCCATCTGTAGTTTTATTTATTTTAATTTGATCCGTAGAAAGAATATCTTTTATTCTTTTTTGCTGAGTATCATTGCCCATTGTTAAACTTTTTGATACCCATGTCCATTTTCTTTTATCACTAGCATGTCCTAAAAAATGTTTTAATTTTTTCTTATTAGAACTTGCAGTATCATCGGAAGCCCAAAATATTTCACCACTATCCAATGTACAAACACCTTTTGGTTGTAATGTACCAGAAGCATCAGCATCAGTAAAGTTTAATAAATCCCATCGTTTTCTAGGTATATTCCAAGACCATACATAGAAATTATTATCCGAACCTTTAAAAGAAAAATACACACTTCTTCTTGTTGGGTCATAAGTAGCTCTTGTGTGATAGCTTTTATTTCTCTCTTGCCAAGCCGTTACTTTATTCCCACCTGACGAATCACTACCTCTAACAATAGCTTCTCCTATTGGTTCAGCCATGCCAGAGGTTAAGTGATATATGTTCTTATCGTCAGCGAAAAACATTCCAAAATCAGTTGAAACAATCGCATCGCTATTGAGGCAGCCAACGCCTTCGTAGATATCTTCAATAAACATATTATTAGGTTCTATCCTATATGTATTAGCATCATCAAACGCCCATATTCGCCCGTTAAAAGCCATAATAGCAGTAGGGACAGTAGGTAGCTTAACAAAGTCTAATAACCAGTCAAATGTGTCAAATTTGCCCACTTTAGACCTAAATACATAAGTACTCGCATCATCAATTCTTGGATGCTTACACTTAGCAATAAAATGATAATTATTAATTTGAGCAGAAAGACTGTAGTTTGGTAATGTAAATTCTAAATCTTGTGCTAATTCTGAATTAGCTTCAAAAGAGGCAAGCTTAGTTCCTTTGTCTTCAATAGTTAGAGTTGCTGAAGTTACCCCAGTAGAGCCATCTGTACTAGTTGTCCATACAGTATCTAATGGAATTTGTTTTACTAGCCTATATAAAGAATCAGGAGCTGTAGCACTAGCAGTAGGGCTTTCTGCTCTATATAAAATCATATCAGAAGCACGTCTTGGTATCTGAGAAGTATCTGCTATTGTAAATGTAATTTCTACATTTTTTTGATCATTCGCTTGTCCATAAGCAAACACTTCTGTGCACAAATTACTTTCTTGATAGCCATCAAATAAGAAAGATGCTTTATAAAAATATTCATAGTTTGCTTGAAGCTCTCCAGTATTTGTAGAAGCAGCGGAAAATGTTAAAGATACAGCACTATAATCTTTTAAAAAAGTTTGGGCAGAATTTGCACTAAATGATTTAGATATTTTGTCAAGCCCTGCTGCACCATCTTGTCGTAAGAGAACAATATCATTACTTATTAAATGCCCTACATTAACAGTAACCCCAGTCCTTTGGTCTTGTCCACTAGGAGTAACGTCATAGCTTGTTTCTGTTTTTGTGCCTAATTCTTTGTCGTCATCATTAGATAAAGAAGTCCATGTATTATCTAAAGCAGTGGCAAAGCGTTGTATAGTTGAGCCTATAGTAACAAGTAGTTTATTATCTGGATCTAGTCCGCAACTTGTAATATTTACCTTGCTGAATGTTCCCACAGTATCACCCAATAAATCTGAATAATTTGCACTTGGGCCTCCTGCGTTTCCTGGATGGTCAACCATAGTAACTTGAACAGAATTATTATTTGTATGGCCTTCTGTTACTCTGTTTAAGCAAAGAGTTCTAATTTCACCATGCTGAGCAACTAAAGCTGCTGTTTCGGCAATCGTATTTAAATTAGCAGCAACAGAGCTTAAAGTTTTATTTAGCCATAAATACTTCCAAGTTCTTTGACCTGCAGAACCTTCATAATCTTGATACCTTGCTAACCAAAATACAGCTCCATTTTCACTAGGATGTTTTACTAAACTTCTGGGAAATGTTTCAGATATAGGATTGTCTACTACAGCAAAATTACCTATTTCAGTATCATTATCATCTTCAGTTTCTATCTGAAACCAACTGCCTAAAGTTGTTAAATTACCTCCACTAGTCCTAGGCATTCTTGGGTCTAAACTAACTGTACTATTATTAGAACCTGGAATTGTAAAGTTAAATAATAAATTATCTCCAGCTGCAGTAGAACCAGTTCCATCGTCATAATGACAAGCAACCCAAAGCTTTGTACCTGTACTTGTGTACTCTATATCTGTATACTGACTACCGCTTGGCCCAGGATATGTTGTTGGTAATCCCATTATCTTAGCTTTTGTGCTAAGTGCGTTAGTAGCTACTTTATGTATTACTGATTTATAAGATGAAGTATTTTGCCTGTCTAATACGTATAATGCAGTACCATCTGTACATATTGATTGTAGATTTTGAAATGTACCAGCATCAGAATTGCCTATTAAAGCTCCAGTAGTAGAATTTATATTCCATATACGAGTACCACCTTGTGAAATACCATAAGTAGAACCACTTACTGTAACAACTTTAATTAAAAAAGGAACAGCAGAAGGATATTTGACTTCGGCATTTTCTATTATAGGAGTAGCTAATTTTGTTCCAAATTGTTTATGATTAGTATAACCAACCCATTTAGGTTTTTGATTCATTCCTAATCCAATATGGACTTCTTTACTATGAGACTGCATAGCTACATTTTTTAACTCAACTGTACTATCAACAGAATATCCAGTATTAGAAGTGTCTGCTTTAAAATCAGCAAACTTATCTAAGGAGGTGTCTGTCGTAGCTATTTGATCTTCATAAGTACCGCTACTTGGAACTGTAGAGTTTTTGTCTATATCATTAATAAAATGAAGCTTTTTAGCATCATCTTCATAATAAACAGCATCTACTTTATTTTCAGAACGTATTAATTTAATTTTATCTATATCTACTTCTACACCACCAGCAGTCCCATTTTCATCATAGATATATTTAACACGGTTTTTTTGAACACTTTGCAGTGATCCGTCTTTAACAACAGGGTCAAGGTTTATAGAGTAGCTGGCAGACTGCTCTGGAGTATCAGAAATATCAGGTGTAGTCACCGTACCATTCATGAATTTATTTATCTCAAGCAGTTGTTTTGCCATATTATCCCTCTATAAGCTTACCCCACAATGAAGTTTTACCTTCTATGATGTTTATTACATGCACTGTAAATAAACCCTTATCAAAGTAATCTACCACTGCAAAGGCATGTGCCCAGTTGTGTTGTCTACCGCCAAGCCAAGCATTCTTTTCAGATGTCATATCTTTTAAACATCCTATTGACCAAGCAGACTTTACTCCATCAAGGTGAGTTACACTACTCTGTTGTAAGTCATGATGATGTCCATACATTACATTAGCACCTAATCTTATTAAGTGATTTCTTGTATGTTGTACACCAGCAAAATGATGACCGTGATAATAGTTTAAACTACCCATCTTTAGATACTTACCAGCAGGATAAAACTTATATCCTCTTTCATCGATCTTTAATGCTTTCTTGCATTTGTATTGAGTAAGATAAGGATTCTCCATCACAAATCTGTCTAACCATTCATCATGATTTCCTTGTGTAAAGTATTTCTCTTTACAGTTTACCTTATCAAGAGCTTCATCTATTCTGTCAAGCCCTTTATTTACTTCAATAACTTCTTTCTCAACGAAAGGAAGTTGGTATTCTAATGGTGGACGTTTTTTCTTTTTCCACTGCCAGTGACTTACACTTTCAAACTCACCGACATCTCCTAAATCTATATAAAAATCAGGTTTAATTAAGTTAATTGCTTTTAATAAACATCTTATTGCTTTTTCATCATGCAACGGAAAATGTTTATCAGGCGTAACAATACCACGTTTGGTTACACCCTTATCTAATTTGGTGGCTCTTCGCATATTCGCTCCATCCAGTTTTCATCTAAATCAAAGTAAAGCTCTGCTACTTTTTTTAAATGTTTTTCTGTTGTTTGCCTGCTAAATCTTAGCAGCTGAACTCCACAGGTTCCACACTCCCAAAGTAAGGGGCCATTATAGGCCCCTAAAACCTCTATATCCTTTATGTTATCTGCATAACAATGTGGACATTGACTAGGCTTTTTTGAGAATGTTTTTGACCCAATTATCTGGTCAAATTTAGAAACTGTTATCGTTGTAAAAGCGATTACTTTGCTCCTAATACTTCCTTCATTACATCTTCCACTACTTCATAAATAGCAGTAATGATTTTTTCTTCAGTATCTTCATTAATGATAGGAATATTAATGTTTTTATTTAAACCATCAACTACCTTTTCTTTGGTAGCGTCATTAAACATTTGATCTGCAATTAGTTTTGCTACGTTCATTTGTTCTCCTGTTTCTTTTCTTTTTTATCACCACTTTCCTTAGCTTCTGCTTTTTCAAGTAGTTGTTGCGTTGCTGCAATAGCACCTGTTATTTGATGAAAATTAACTTCAGCTTGTTTTTGCTGTTCAGTCAAGCCTTCTAACTGTTCTTTTAATTCAGCAATAGTCATATTAGACTCCTTATTTTAATATTAAAATTTAAGTACATTATTTTTTTATTCCTAATCTTTGCATTAAACTTCTATTTGTTTCTTCTAATTCTTGTATATGTTGACTTTCCATACCTTCAACAGTTGCATTTAATATATTAACTTTTCTTTCTAAATCTTCTATTCTTCTTTTTTGATCTGCGAATTGCATTTGGGCTTGATACCAACTGCCAACCACCACCGCAACTGCAACCATCGCTTTGATAAGAAAAGCAATCGAAATATGTATCTGTGCATCTTCACTGATCCCCTTACTCATTACGCAATCTTTCTATTTCTCTTTCAAGAACTTCAATTTTTTGATTTTGCCTTATATCAGCAGGAATCTCAGCATTTTGACTTTCTTTTGCATCTTCTTCAATAGTTGCTATATGTTCTTCATTCATTTTTACTTGATACTCAAGAAATGATATACGACCATTTAGCTCACCATAACCCCATACCATTGCACCAATTACTCCAACTGCTTGAAAAAGCATAGGTAGTGATATATTTAAACTTGAATCTTGTCCTAAGGGTTTACTCATTCTTTTCTTTCTACTGGTTTTGGTTTAGGTTTTTTATTAATAATTATTTCTTTTCTATATACAGGTTTAATAAACTGGTCATGTCGCCAGTACCTATAATCATTTGTATTCCATCCTATAGCTAATGCATTAGGATAATATCTATGTCCATGAAAATCTGATCTATAAACCTTAACTATTTTTGTACTATCAGTATATGTAATTGTTTGATAAGGTACAGGTTCTCCCACATCTCCACTAATAATATATCCAAAAAAAAGACCTACAATAAATTCAATCATATTAATCCAGTCTTTATTATTATAGTCCAAGCAAGGACAATATACATTATTCTAATTACTACCATTATTAATCCTTTGAGCATCTATATAAAAATTATCATATAATCCTAAACTATCTGCTTGCCAAATAACTTTTTTCATTAAACTGTCAAGCTCAAACATTTCATAAGAAAGCTCTTCTCTTGTCTTACCTATATGAATATCTTGGCAGCTAAGTATACTTACCATAATAGCTACTGCAAAACCAAATATTACCATAGCGTGTAGTATTGTACTCATGTCTGACCATTCTTTAAATTTTTTACGCATTTTCTAACGCTTCTACTTTTGCTGATAGTTCTTGCACTGCTTTAGTTAAATGTGCAACTATACCACTTGTATTAATAGATTTACCAAAGTTATTAAAACCTTTATCTTCATCTTCAATTACATCACCAACTCTACCACTTGGATAATCTGTATTAAAATCTTCACCCTCAACATCATTTGGTAATATTTTTTCTACCTCTTGTGCAATAAATCCTGAATTACTACCTTTCTTTTTATTCTTCCAATCAAATGTTACTGGATTGAGCTTATTTATAATAGAAAGACCACTATCTATTGTTTTAATATTTTCTTTTAAACCAATATCTGAAGTATCATTAAAATCACCAGAAATAACTTGTGAAGTGCTTACACTATATACACCTGCACTATCATCATTATCATATAAAACATAAACTCCATTAGCTACATAGATTTCATAGTCAGCAGTTCCTCCAGATGAATTTGTTTCTTGATATCTTATAAATGGTACACCTCCTGTATTTATATGTATACCTTTAGTAGCACCAGTTGCAGAAGCGGGTAGACCCGTATCAAAACCGAGAATACCATCATAACTCAAAGTCATTCTATCATATATAGTATTACCATTATATCCAGTAGCAAAAACTAATTGACCTCTATCGGCATAACTACCATTACCATTTTCACACCTTATTTGAGCATATATACCATCTTTGGTAGTAGACCATTCATTGTGAGCTGCAAAGTTTAGAGATACAATATCTGTTCCAACTCCAGCACTATGAGTAGCTGATGATAATAATGTAATAGCTGCGTTACCATTGTTTGCTGCTCTAAACGTAGAACCTGCTGTAGTTCTACCATGATTTACAGCATTATTAACATAAAGCAATTCTGTCATTTTTATATCGCCACCAGCTTCAATACGCATTCTTTCAGTTCCATTAGTACCTATAATTGTATTTCCAGATGCTTCTCTACTCCAAATATAAAAATCATCTTGATAAGCAATTATATCAGTTCCATTATCTACACCTGAACCTGTTGTATTGTTTGTCATATGAATAGACGATGAACCGCTTGATTCGTGTATATGTAAAGCTCTTTCATAATGTGTGGTTGGGCTTGTAATTCCTATACCAATATCGCCATCAGATGCAATAGTCATTTTAGTTGAAAAAGCACTATTGCTTGTTCTTGTATCAAAGTTTAATGCACCATTTTCAGAACCATCTGTAACATCTTCAGCAATTCCATCTATTCTTGCATAGGTAACTGCATTATCATTGCTATCTTGACCATTAAATAAAACTCTACCTACTGAATCACCATCAGCTTGTGAACCACCAACGTGATTTAAATTAAGTTGTGCCCCACCTGTTCCACTATTAGTTGATTCAAGAGTTAATAAATCCCCTGAACCTTTTACTACTAATACGCCACTTGTTGGACTTGCATTTCCAATACCTACTCGACCAGAATTATCCAACACAAAATCAGTTGAACCAGTAGTATTTAATCGTATCTCATTCCAAGCACTTGCACCAATAGTTATGTATCCACCTGCTGTGCGTTCTAATATGTTATTAGTTCCATCAGTTATTTTATCATTTGCAGAAAGAAGCGCTATGTCTCCATCAACAGATAAAGCTGTAAGCGTACCTACCGAGGTTATAGCAGATTGAGCTGCTCCTGTAACTGTTGCTGCAGTACCACTAGTATTCCCTGTTACATTACCTGTGACATCACCAGTAAGGTCTCCTATAATCCCACCAGAAGCCCGTAAACGCCCCGTAACGGTTAGTTTATCTCCTGAGGTAAGGCTACCCCCTACACCTAAGTCTCCTACCTGAAAACCAGTACCATCATCGTCAAGCTTTGATGCTGTTACAGCGTCATCGTCAAGCTTGGCTGTACTAACTGTACCATCATCTAGATAAGCTCCCTCACCAGCTACATAGCCTGTAAAAGCTACACCATTAGCAGGTGCTTCTGTAAATGTAATTGTAGAACCACTTATACTATAAGCATCCGTAGGATGTTGAAATACACCATCAAGATATAAGTATACATTCTCTTGTCCAGGAGTAATTGTTGTGCCACTTATAGCACAAGTAAAGGTAGTATCACTACCATCAAACCCAGATGATATATCGTCAAGATAATTTACTGATCCTGCGTTAGTTGCTGCTCTTCCAATATAAGGCATTATGCGTTCTCCAATGCTTCTACTTTTGCTTCAAGAGTTTCAATTTTAGCCATAGCCTCTTGCAAAGCATTAATAGCTAGTCTATGTATATCGCCTGTCATAACAGTCAGATACTCAGGGTCTTCTACTTCATTTTCTATATCTTCTTTTGTTTGAGGAACAATATTTACTAACTCAGGGTATTTTTCTTGTACGTCTTGAGCTATCCATCCGTAGCTATATTTATCACCTGCTCGTCTATCTTTCCATTTAAATTTTTGTAATGGTAAATCTTTTAACATTTGCCATTGTGATTCAACTAAACCTATATCTTCTTTTTTTCTTTCATCAGAATCTATATCGTGAATACTTCCATCGGTTGAATAAACATATCCATTAAAACTTATTCTAGACCTTACATCGCTACTTTGATTGTGGTCAGTAATGAAAAGTGCATAATTACCTGCTCCGTTTAATTTTACTCCATAATCATCAGCACCACCTATACCTGAAAAACTCCAATCATTACCACTGTTTTTTGACACATACACTTTAGCATCATTAGGAGCTTGACCTGTACCAGAGGCTACAACATTTATAGATGCTTTATTGTTACTAGCTGCACTTACATATATATCTCCATCTTTACCAATATCTAATCTACTATCTATATTACTGCCACTCCTTGTACCAAAATGTAAAGATGAAGCATCGCTTCCTTCATTTCTACTTACTATATAACTAATTCCAGAACTTCCAGTTCTATGAGTAAAAGCTATTCCACAAGCTGAATTATCTGTATTGCTTGAGTTGGAAACTGCTATACCTGTAAATGTCCCTGAGTTAGTAGCGTTCCAAGCAGTATTATCAGATTTACCAAGTGAAAGCTGTTTTAAAGTAGAACCTGCTGAACCTGTATCATTGTTATACAAATTAACCATAGACAAACCTATGTCGCAGGATTGTACACTTGCTTGATTGAAGAAAGTCCATCCATCACTATTATTACTATAATACAGCTTTCCACCTGTTTCTGAACCATTAGAATCTCCAACCCAAAGTCCACCAACACTTGTTGTCCCTGTTAATATTTGAATACCTGCTGAACCACTACCCTCTACTGTAAGTTGTGTATTGTTACTTGAAGATGACTGTCCACTATCTCCACCCCTAATATGAACTACAGCGTTTGAGTTTATTGATGATGTTCCTACACTAAGACCATTTGTGAGGTAAGAATTACTAGCTGAGTGTAATGCAATCGTATTTGTACCTGCATTTTTCATACGAATATAGCCTTGGTCTAAAGCGGAACCTGAAGAACCTGCTCTACCAATAGAAACAAGTTCATAATCAGCAGATTTGACAAAAAATCTTGCACCATCTGCTGTAACATTTACATCACCTGCAAAAGTAGAATTTTGTGAGTTATCAAAACTTATTACATCTGAACCATCTTGTCTAATTTTTCCACCAACAGAATTATGGCTACTAACAAAATCAAGAACTGGAAATATAGTAGAACCTGAAGTTGTTTCTATTTTAAAAGTTGTGTCAGCAGATGAGCTTGTTGCTTTACTATTGTTCCCTAAACTTGCAACACCGCTTACATTTAAAGAGCTAAGAGTACCAACTGAAGTAAGTGAACTTGCAGTTACTCCACTAGCTAAAGTATTACCTGTTAATGCGTTAGCAGGAGCTGCAGCTGCGG